GAGGAAAATACGCATACGGGATATCAGATAGATCTGGTTTTCGTTACAAATTAAATTCCATGAAACGGGAATGGAATGGGTCTTTGGTCGGACCAGATGAGTTTGATCCAAAACAACCGCAATTATTTCCTTCACCAAACGCAGACGATCCACAAGCTTTGCGCAATGCTAGACCGGACCGTGTAGAGCCTACAGTAGTTGTAGTAGGCGTTCCCCTAGTTACCCAAAGCACTTTTATTCCTGTTCGGGGGATTGGTCAAGTTGGAACTGTCACGGTGAGCACAACATGAGTTTTACATACGCAACTTTAAAAACAGCAGTACAAGATTATTGTGAAACGTCGGAGACTACGTTTGACACACAACTTCCTACTTTTATAAAAGAGTCGGAAGAACGTATCTTAAAAAACGTAGAGCTTCCGGTATTCAGAAAGAACGTCACAGGTAACGCTACCAACAACAGCACCTATCTATCGACGCCTAGTGATTTTTTAGCGCCGTATAGTCTGGCTGTAATAAAAGATAGCGAATACTCGTATTTGTTATTCAAACACGTATCTTTTGCAAGATCTTACACGCCAAATGCATCTACTACCGGCACTCCCAAGTATTATGCGCTTTTTGATGACACTACTTTTATATTAGCGCCTACCCCGGATAGCGGTTACAGTTTTGAATTGCACTATAAATATCGTCCTGCGTCTTTGACTGCAGGTTCGGACAGCGGTACTACGTGGTTGTCAACCAACGCGCCAGATGCGTTGTTGTACGGAACTTTAGTAGAAGCAGCCACTTTTTTGAAAGTTCCTGAAGAAGTCGCTCAATACGAGCAACGTTTTGGTCAAGCTATAGCTGCAATAAAAGACCTGGGTGAGGGTTACGGTGCAAAGGACGAGTACCGTTATGACATCAGTAAAGGAAGATAATGTTTGAAGTAGCGGTTAAATCCAACATGGGAGACGTGGTGGTAAAAACGACGGAAAATCGTGGGTTGTCGCCAGAAGAACTTGCCGAACGAGCGGTTGAACAAATAGTTGGAATCTCTTCTTCTGTAGATCCGATTGTTAGGCAACAAGCAGAAGCATTTAAAAGTCGCATTTATCACGTAATTTTAGGTATTATCAAACAAGCTATTAAGAGCGATAGAACTACTCTTATAAACGAATTTATTCAGCAGGGTCATCCAGACGTTGCGGATATATTAAGGAGACTGTAATGGCTATTACAACAGCGATGTGTACTTCTTTTAAGTCTGAGTTGCTTCAGGGAATACACAATTTTCACAACGGTTCTGGTGGAGGCACCACAACTACTACCGGCACAGGCAACACATTCAAAATTGCTTTGTTTACGAGTAGTGCAACCTTGTCTGCGTCTACCACAGCTTATGCAACGACCAATGAGGTTTCTGCGACAGGAACAGGGTACACCGCTGGTGGCAATACCTTGACTAACGTAGATCCGACTACATCAGGTACTACAGCGTTGACTGATTTTGCTGATACTACTTGGTCTAGTAGTTCAATTACTGCAAGAGGATGTTTAATTTACAACTCTTCAACTACTGCAGGATCAGCTAACAGAGCGGTATGTGCTTTGGATTTTGGTGCAGACAAGACTTCTACTAGCGGCGATTTTACTATTCAGTTTCCAGCAGCAGACGCTAGTAACGCAATTATTAGGATTGCATAGGATATAACGTGTGGCTGATGTCAAAGTTGCCTTTGATGGATGGAATTCTTCCTCTCATGGATGGGGTGAAGGGACGTGGGGTAATGGCGAAGCGGTCCCTGATGCAACAGGTACACTCGGTACAGTTTCGGTTTCGGGTGATGCGAATGTCAGCGTCACGGGTGTGGCGGGAACAGGCACTCTTGGATCGGTATCTGTATCCGCTGATGCGGATGTCAGTGTATCTGGCGTATCAGGCACTGGTACTCTTGGCACGGTTACTGTCACGGGCACAGCAAATGTTAGCCCCACCGGTGTCGCAGGAACCGGAACGCTTGGTTCAGTTTCAGTCTCGGCTGACGCAAGCACTTCGGTCACTGGTGTCGCGGGCACGGGAACGTTGGGATCGGTTACGGTTACAGGCACGGCAACCGTTAGTGTCACAGGAGTTGCCGGAACGGCAGGGCTCGGAAGCGTTACCACGATCACAAGTAACACGATTGAGGTTGAAGCTCCTTCAGAAATGGTCGGAGCTGTTGGAACGCCTACGTTTGATGGAGATGCGAATGTTTCGGTTACAGGTGTGGAAGCGGCCTGTACAACAAGTGGCGTTAATGTTTGGGGACTCATTGATGATAGCCAGACAGCAAACTGGTCAGCAGTTGATGACAGTCAAACGCCTAATTGGACAACTATTGATGACAGTCAAACACCAGATTGGAAAGAGGTAGCATAAATGGCAACTTACGTTAATGACCTAAGATTAAAAGAGATCGCCACTGGCGATGAATCGGGAACTTGGGGAACAAGTACAAATACTAATTTGGAGCTAATCGCTGAAAAATTTGGGACAGGAAGCGAGGCTCTTTCGGACGCTAGTACAGCAACCATTACGATGGCTGACGGTGCTAGTGATGCGTTTCGCTCGATGGCCCTTACTCTGACAGGATCTCTCTCACAGGCTTGTACAGTCACGTTAGCTCCAAATACTCTTTCTAACGTATGGGTGGTTCAGAACTCCGCTGGCGACACAGTTACATTAAGCCAAGGCACAGGCGCGAATGTCGTCATACCAAATGGCGGTATTAGGATGGTTGCCACTGATGGTGCTGGTTCTGGTGCTGCGGTTACTGATGTCCTAGACGTACTAGGCGGTACAGGCAACGTAGGTCTGGGCAGCGGTGCGTTTGGCACAGGGCTTACCACAGGTACAGACAACGTGGCGATAGGTGAAGCTGCTGGTGATGCGCTTACAAGTGGTTCAGACAACACGTTTGTTGGTGATGAAGCTGGAGGAGCAACAACCACAGGAGCCTTTAACACTGCTATCGGAGCAAACGCATTAGATGCGAATACTACGGCTTCTAGTAATACCGCAGTGGGAATGAACTCGTTAAGCTCAAACACGACGGGCGCAAGCAACACGGGAATTGGCGTAAATGCACTGTTTACTAATACCACAGGCACTCAAAGTGTTGCGGTTGGAGAGCAAGCATTATATTTAAATAATGGCAACAACAATACAGCGGTTGGGTATGACGCATTACGCGCTAATAGTACTGGCACAGGCAACACAGCGGTTGGACATAATGCTTTAGATGCAAACACTACTGCAAATTACAACGTAGGTATTGGTATTAGTGCAGGGACTGCTATTACAACGGGTAGTGAGAATATATTAGTAGGAGGCTTTGCAGGCGATGCGATTACCACAGGACCGCAAAAGACAGCAGTGGGTTCTACCGCTCTTTCGGCTGCTACCACATCTGATAACAACACAGCGATTGGATATGGAGCTTTAACGCTAAACACCACAGGAGCAAACAATACTGCTGTTGGCTCTGGCGCACTTGATGCAAACACTACCGCCTCATACAACACAGCGGTTGGTATGGCGGCTTTAGGTGTAAATACCACAGGCGCAGACAACGTGGCGGTTGGATACGCTGCCCTAGATGCGAACACCACTGGCGGCAACAATACCGCTATTGGAACACAAGCATTAACCGGAAACACGACAGCTAGCAACAATACTGCGGTTGGAAAGAACGCTTTAAAGGTAAACACCACAGGTGATGAAAACGTGGCTGTTGGAGCAGAATCGTTAGAAGCCAACACAACTGGAACCGATAATACTGCGCTGGGATACCAAGCACTTGAAGCTAACACCACAGCTTCTAACAACACTGCATTAGGTAGAGCCGCATTAAAAGCAAATACGACAGGCGCGAATAATACCGCAGTGGGTTATACCGCTTTATTTGTAAACTCAACAGCGGCAGACAATACAGCCGTGGGTTATGCAGCTTTACAAGCAAACACAACGGGTACAGGCAACACCGCTGTAGGTAAGGATGCTTTGGCAGCTAATACCACAGCTAATAACAACACGGCAGTAGGTTATGATGCTTTAACGGCCACCACAACGGCTGCCCAGAATACTGCGGTGGGATCTCAAGCACTGATAACTAATACTACGGGTGCAAACAACACGGCTGTGGGCATGAATGCATTGTTTGCCAACTCTACAGCAGGGAATAATACCGCTGTGGGTTATGGCTCGATGGAAAATAACACTACTGGTGCAGATAACGTAGCTTTTGGATCAGAGGCACTAAAGCAAAACACCACAGGAGCAAATAACACAGCTATTGGAAGAGCAGCATTAGACGGAAACACAACAGCGTCAGACAACATTGCTATCGGGCTTAATGCTTTAGGCGGGTCAAACACTTCAGCTAATAACGTAGCGATTGGAAGCGGGGCTATGGGATCTAATACTAGCGGTAGTGGAGTTGCTATTGGTAAAGATGTCCTAAGTCAACAAACAACAGCTTCTTCTAACACCGGAGTTGGCTATAAAGTTCTTGAGCAAGCCACCACGGGTGGGTACAACACAGGCATGGGTAATGCTTCTTTAGATGCTGTTACGACAGGTCATACAAACACGGGTATCGGCAATAATTGTTTATCAACTGTTACTACAGGCACTGGCAATACCGCTCTGGGATCAGATGCGGGAGAGGGCGTTACTACAGCATCAGATACTATATGTATAGGTAACAATGCTGGAAATGGTTTAATTGGTTCAACTAGTAATCTTCTGTATATTGCAAGAAGTAACACAGCTCATAATAATGCTGCAACTTGGATACACGGAAGCAGTACGGGGGCTTGTTATCAAGGTAATAATAGCAGCACTTGGACTACAACATCTGACAGACGTATAAAAAAGAATATTGTCAATAGCAGTATCGGATTAGAGGCTATTAGTAAGTTACAAATAAGAAACTTTGAATACAAAACCCCAGAAGAGGCAGAATCTGGAGAAGAAAATTTGAATTATCTTGATAAAAAAGGTGTTCAAACAGGAGTCATTGCTCAAGAATTTCAAGAAGTTTTTCCTAATTCTGTGATAACGCATGAGGGTACTGGAACACTTTCCGTTTCCCCTGATGAGTTACAATGGGCAATGGTAAAAGCAATTCAAGAACTTTCGGCTGAAGTCGAAAAACTTAAAGGAGGCTAGAAATGGCAATTAAGAAAACCTTGATTGGAGCAGTTCCATCAAGCACTGGAGGAAAGGTTGTTTCTTGGAACCTAACCATGAAGTACGAGCAAGGCACTGAAGGCAAAGAGGATTACTACACTAGCAATAAGTCTGCGACAATTAATGCTACTGAAACAAAAGCAGACGGCTCAACCACGAGTAACTTTACTGCTAAAGCTGAAGCAGATTGGACTAAAAAAGAGCTTGAAGATCTTTGCCCAGTAACTCAGTGGGATGCAGTATTTGAAAGCCAGTATGATTCTGTGATTACGAACCCAGTTAAAAATCCAGAGCCAAATAACGAGTTTGTGATCCCTAGCTAATGGAGCCGCAGCCTTATACATTTCATACGCTGCCAGCAGTTTTTATGTTGGAGACCCAGTTACCTGAGTATATGGTGGGTGATTTAAATATTTACCTAGATAAACTGATGGTTGCCGAAGAACGTAAGAGTCATGCGGGTACGTTAGTTGGACAGATAGGTCATGGACAGCAGCTTACGATGGATCATTTGTGTGAAGAAATGAAAGATTTTAACATGATGATTCAAGGCTTGGCAATGGATTATGTAAAGCAGTTCTGTGCTGCTTCTGGTAATGCGTTAACAGGTAATCGGGAGGTAATGACTGATGAACTTTGGTCGGTGCATAGTTATGAGCGCGATTACAACCCAATACACGATCATGGGACTAAGACCATCATGGGAGTCTCCTGCACTACATGGACAAAAGTACCGCAACAAATTCTAGATCAGCCTACAGCGGGAAGCCCAGAGTACAGCCTTTATAACTCTAGCGGTAATGCAGATGGTTGCCTCGCGTTTAGTTATGGACGTAATAGTTTATTAGATACAGAGCGATTGGCTCCTCCACAGAGTTTTATTATCAAACCAGAAGTAGGAAAGATGTTGATGTTTCCTAGCTGGCTAACGCATATGGTTTACCCTTTTGAGGGTGAAGGAGAACGGCGCACAGTCGCTGCAAACTTAAATGTATTCC